CGTTGACGACAGCGATAGGATAAGGCTGGGCTGCGTCTGTCTTTTTGACGAAAAGACGGAACACAAGTTCGTAGGTGTTGTCCCCGGTTACGGAGTCAACAATGGCACCGCCTTCCTGCTTGGCTTCCTTGGTGTCGCCCTCGGTGATGTTCATAGTGGTCGAACCTTCAACAGGAACAGACAACTCGGTCCAAGTGTCACCGCTGCCATAGGCGGTAGCCTTGTAAGGTCTTACCTTGATTGTTACTTTTCCCCAAGATATATTCATAACTATTTTGTTTTAATGGTTGTTTGATTGATTTATACGTATCAGTCGGTCAGACGTCTGAACCGAAGCTGTATGACAATGAAGTGCTGTTTGATTGACGGGTCCTCAGTATTATGAATGGCCCGGTAGAGGCTGAACCGATACTCGCTGCCTGATGACTTATTGAGAGATGTAACCCATTCGGCTGCAATGCCCTCAAGGGCGGCTATTCTTGCGCCATTCTTGACCAGCGTACCATCGGCGTAGGGGTCAATGTCGGGCACATAGATGTTGATTGTAACGATACCGTCCTGGATCTGATTGGCGGTCGAGCTTGTGAATATGACCACGATGTCCTCAAGCTGGCTATCTACGGGTCGGCATCCTTCCTTATAGACACCTCCGTTGATTGTGACAGCTTGCGATGAAGACGCGCCGCCGTCCCTTGTAGGTGTCTGCGTCGGAGCAGGCACCAGCGGGCTTGTGAGCAACATCTGATAGATGTCGTCAACTATCATTTCAGCGGTCTTTATCATTGCTTGCCTCCTTTCCCAATGCCGAGTTGTGCGAGCAGTTCTGGAACTCTATGCTCCGCAAAAGTCTCAGCACTTTGGATTACGTCTTTGCCTTTGTCGGCTACATAGGATGCGTACTTCATGCCCGCCACCACGACCAGCACAATGCCGCTTGGAAATTCATCCGCCAATGAAAGGGCAAACTCCTGACCTGATTGAACACCCTCTCCGTTGTTGCCTTTAGGACCTTGAACTTGGTCAAAATGACCAATCTGATAGGGCTGTCCGTCAACGAATATGGCATATCCTACGCTTGAGCGGAGATTGCCTGTTTGGTCTGAATAACTACCGGCATTTCTCGCTTCATTTACGCATTCCTCACCTGCTTGTGCAAGTTTGTAGATAATATCATCCATTGACTCTTCAATCATTTCTCTCGTAGCTTGAATCACGCTACTCATCGGTGTTGTCATCTTTATACCCATCCTTTGTGCGCCTTATAAGGTTAAACATAGATGCGTGTCTGACCTACGGCATCAAGTTCCTCCTGTCTGACCACCGAGAACTCGCCCATCACCTCGCCTGCGGCATTGGTGAGCCTGATCTGCTTTGGCGCAAATCCATACACCTGCTCGATGAGTATGCTGTATGATGCCTTAACATAATGCTCGCCTTCTGCTGTGCGTGCAAGGTAGCTGAAATTAGTAACAGACCACTGACAAGGTACTGGCGTGAGCCATTGAGCCTCTGACGATGGGATGGCATACCCTGTACGAGGGTCAATACCTCCTGCGGTCTTGTTCTTAACTTCGATGGTTCCGTTCTCGATAATCATAACCGGTCTCCCTTATATCCGTATTTGGTCTTAGGCGTCGTTTCGCCCTCCTCCTCGTAGATACCGATGGCCTCATCTCTGAACTTCCTGCGCTGCTCGTCGCTGAATGAATAATTCTGTCCACCCTGGGCGATATTGGGCGCTTCGGATAGCCAAAACAATACATCGGCGTGTGCCAGCTTGAAGCTGCTCGAGTTGAGAAGCTGTGAAGTGACCTCCTCTGTCGGGGTCACTCCACGCTTCACAGCGATGGTCGTCAGCGTCCTACTCGGGATAGGATACGCGTTGATGCCTTGCAAAGATTCGTATGCGGTCATTGCCATCAGCTTCGTCCTCCGTCATTAGGCTGATTGTGATACGCTGATGGTAGCACTTGCGGTGCCATCAGTTACGGTAATGGTAGCCGTACGGCTTGAGCTGCTGTTGGCGCTAACCTTTACAGTCAATTTGTCGCCCTTGCGGGTAACGGTGGCCCAAGTCTCACTTGACGAAACAGTCAAGTCGCCTACAGATCCGTCATAATGGATGTCTGCGGTCTTGGTACCTGCGGCTGCCGTAAAGCTCATAGTTGAAGGATTCAGGCTCAAAGCGCTGCCGGTGCTGTCGGTGTGCAGAATATAGATGTTCTCAACACCATCGATAACGGGCAGACAGATTGACTGAGCAGCGGTGAACTCAGCGAATGGCTCGTTGGTAGAGAATTTGCTAACCAGGATATGGCTGCCTGATTTCTCATATCTAACGGCTGCTACGGGGTTGGTTTCCTCAACGAGGGTACCATATACCAAACGTCCAACAACCTTGTCTGGAACACCGATTACGTTGTCCTCTGCGAAGGGTTTAACGCTTTGGAAGCTGCCGTCAGCATTCTGAGTCTTGAATGTTGAATCAACGATTTCAAATGTTGCGCCAAATTCGTCTTTCAGAGCATCAAGCAATGTAGCACGGCTGGGAACGGTGAGGGTGTCGGTAGAAGTGTACACGATATTGAGATAACGGGCCACCAGTTCCTTACCTTGGGTGTTGTTGCGGATGTTGTCCAGACGTTTCTTCGATATATACATATAGCCGATACTGTTGCCGTCTTCGTCTGCCTTGTCAAACATCTGACGGAGGTCGTCAACAGGGGTTGCAGTAGCTTCGCCCCAAGCGGCCACGATAGCGTGCATGGTGTTTTCTTCCTTGTAGCCGAAGTCAACACGGATGCCGGTACCGTCGTTCTCGTCATTTTCAACGAGACAGATACCGGTTGAGAGTGCCTGCAGGAACATGATCTCAGTTCTCACGTCCACACCCTTGATGGCTTTCTCGGTATCGTCAAAAATCTTGGCGGCCACGGTTGATTCCTCGGTGCCGCGTGCAATCATGACGTTGATGTCGCTGATGTCCTTCTCGCCTTTGCGGAACTTGATGCCCAGTTTGGGCAGCTTACCGCTTGCACGGCTGAGGGTGTCGCGTTTCTTCAATGGAAGTCTTGAGTCCATACTCACCACGTCGGCTGCGATGATGTTATGGTTGATATTGGTGGAGCCCCAAGTCATGTCTGCTGAGTATTCCTCACGCAGCATGCTCTTGTGTCTGAGTTCAGGTTCCTTACTCTTGTCGTTGAATTTCTCCGTAATCATACCAACGATGAGACGGAAGTACTTTTCAACATATTCGGTAAAAAGTGTCTGTATCATGGTTACTTTCTGTTTTGATGGTTAATGATTAATAGAGGAATTCGATTCTGGGAAGACCGCTCTTGATGGTGTCGGTCAATGGATAGGGTGATGCGGCTGCGTTGACCTGTCCGATTGTGAGGATGGCGGCTCTCGGGTCGCTTACCAATACGGAGTGTTTCAACACACCGACATACTTCTGGTTGGATGACAGGGAATTGTATGCGCCCGTGGTGACACCGAGGGGAGCATACTCGCCGTTGGCCTTGGTGATGATGATATGACCGGCTTTCAGCACGGTAGTGCCTTCTGCCACATCTGACACATCCAAAGTGCGGCCACCGGGGATGTCGCCCAGGTCGTTGACGATGACAATGCTGTCTTGGCCGTCATCGACTCTGATCGATTCATTGTTCAAATTAGCTGTTGCCATTGCTTGATTTTGTTTTGATGGTTAATTAATGTTGATTGAATTACAGACCGAGCCTTGCGGCTACTTCTTTCACTTCCTGCTCGGTCGCCTCCTTGCCGTTGCCTCCTGGTTGCTGATGCACCCCTGATGCCGGCTTACCGAACACAGCCCCTTTTGCGGTGATTTCGCTCTGAATCCCTTTTACTTCGGTGTCCACCTCTTGCAATAAGGTGTTGAACGCTTCATCCTCCATCGTGTCGAGTGTGATGCGCTCGTAGCCTTTTCTCAGTGACTCTGGCAAACCCTTGATTTTCTCTTCAAGTTGCTGCTTGCGTCCGCTGGTAATCTTGTCAGTCGTGAGCTTGTTGACCTGCTCGGCGAGCTTACGGTTGTTCTCGATGAGGGCTTTTGCCCACTCGGGAGCGTCGG